ATTCATAATGCTGATGTCCCAGGTTCAAGTCCCGGTGTAGCCACCATATTTTTCAAGGGGTTAGCGCAAGCTAACCCCTTTTCTTTTGCCTGTGGTGACTACAAAGTGACTACAGCGTGTCTACCTCTTCCCTCACCCCTGCCTCTGCCCTACCCTTCGGTCATCAGCCAGTAGAGACAAGGGACATGTTCAGCGAACTCGGCTTTTCTATGTTTGACGTGCTTCTTCCCATTGCCTGCACTATCGGTGCGATCTTTGGGAGCCTGGCACAGACAATGGTCGCGAATTACAACCTCACTCACCTTCCCCGCCAGGAAGGAGATATGAAACTCGCCTCGACTCAACTACAAGAACTTCGCTCCGCATGGCTATTCATGCGGCTTTTTGTTGGAGGCGTATTAGGCTTCGTTGTTGGGCTGTACTTCATTGGAGCACTACAAGAGACACCAGCAGTCTTTGCAAAGATATGGGCTCTATCCTTCGTTGTGGGTTATGCCGCTCCGAAGATTTGGGTCGTTCAGGAGCGAAACCTCCTCAGCCGTATTGATAGCTCCCTGGACAAACCTGAAAAGGCTTCTACTGGTGTACCTGACTAGCGAAGTGCTTTATCTGATACAGCGGGGACAGGCTCATAGCCGAGGCCAAATGCTCCGGCGATAGGTGCGCATACCGCATGGTCATCGTGATCGAGGAATGGCCGAGGATCCGCTGTAGGGTCAGGATGTCCCCTCCCCCCATCATGTAGTGGCTGGCGAAGGTATGGCGGAGAATGTGGGTCATCTGGCCCGGCGTCTGGAACCCGCAACGCTGATAGGCGCAGCGGAACGCGGCACGGCAGGACATGAACAGGCGGCCAGATCCAGGCATGCCCACCTTGAATATCAACCTCTCCAACTCGTCCGGGATCGGCACTGATCGGCTCTGCCGATTCTTGGTCCGGTGATAGTGCACCTTGCCGCCATGCACAGCGCCCCGTGTCAGGCTTTCCGCCTCTTCCCAGCGGGCTCCCGTGGCGAGACACAACAGCGCGACCGGATAGGTATGGTTGTTCGTGCTGGCCTTGCACTCTTCCAGCAATCGAGCGACCTGATCCAGGGACAGAAACGTCAGTTCGACCTGATCCGTCTTGATTTGCCGGACCTTGCCCAGCGGGTTTTCCTTGTGCCAGGAGCCCAGGCGAATCAGTTCAGAGAAGACCGCCGACAAGTAGCGTTGCTCGTGATTGACCGTCTCAGGCTTCACCTCGGTCAAGCGACGTTGCCGGTAGCGTGCCCACGCCAACGAATCGAACTCGAATGCCAGAGGGTTCCCTAGCCGCTTCGCCAGCGCCTCGCAGCGCGCCAAGCGTTGCTTGCCGTCCTTCAAGGTGCAGCCATGGAGGTCATACCAGACCTTCACCAGATCGGAGAGACGGTCATCCAGCGGTCGGCCCGTCTCGCCCTTCACGGCAAAAAAATCCTGCTCATAGCGAATCGCGGCAGACTTGGTGGCGAAGCCTTTCTTGCGAATCCTGCGCCCGGAACGACCATTCTCATAGAAGTCAGCCGTCCACGTCTTGCCGTCCTTGCGTACCGTCATATCGCATATCCCTTGCGCAGATAGCGATCACACATGAGCTTGTGTATATGCCTTTCCAGATCGCGACGAGTCCAACCCTTGGCGAGATAGTGGTCTTCGATAACGTGCCAGAACTCCAATTTGCGGGCGGACTCAATAGCCTTTTTTGCCGGGACACGCTCCCGCGCGATCAGGCTCACGAACTGGCCGAGAAACATCTCGCAGTTACGTCCACTGAAACCCTTGGCAGTCTTGTAATAGCGCCGATACTCGGTGCGCTCGATCAGCGGATCGCACTCGACCTGGACGCGGGCGTCCTGGCTGATCAGGCTCCAGAAGGCGTCATACATGCCCTCCCGGGAGAGCACACGGAATGCCTCGCAGGCATAGTTCCACAGCCCCTGTAGATGCGGGCAAAGGCCCTCGTAGGTGCGGCAGCCGATGACCTCTCCCGAGGCCATACGCGAGCCTTCGGAGAACTGCTGGACGATGGAGTGGTGATAGCGAAACTCGATCCGCCACACCGTTTCCAGGGGGTTATAGGCCGGGTCGCCATCGCCGAACGGATCCCCGTTCAGGGTGGCCCACACGCTTTCCCAATAGTCGAGCTTGTCGGTGGCCCGAGCCTGGAGGGTCTTGTTATAGATCGACAGTTGCAGGCCGTTGGCCGAGCCGAACATGTACGTCTCGCCACGCCCGTAGACCGAGGCGTTGCCGTCGAACTCGATCCGCTCGATCCCACTGATTTGCCGTACCCGACGCGAGCGGCAGTGCATGCGATCAACGAGATCAGCCGGAGGCGTCCAGCCCTGCACATCCAGCGCGATATGCACGGCTGCTTGGTTGGTCTCGCAGTGACTCAGCACCGCTGCGGCCAGGTCATCCAGCACGCCCTGGAGGATACGCGGGTCGGCGCCGTCAATGGCGTGGGGCGACACCTCGATCTTGAGGTGCGAGCCAATGGTGTCGACCTTGATGTTGTGATTCTTGATCAGCAGGATCAGGCCCATTTCGGCGTTCTGCAGGCGGTACTGATAGCCAGAGTCGCGACCGATACGGCCCTTGGACCATTCGTAACCGGCGAACTCGACCACATCCACCGACAGGTCAAACAGCGCCATGACTTCCGGCCGGAGCTTGCCGTTGTACAACTGCCGCACGGTGTCCACGCCACACCGCAGGATGCGCACGCCTGACAGGTCGGTGAACTGTCCATTGAGCGGGTCCATGAAAAGCATCCCCTTCGGGGACTTGTGGAAATCCCCGTTCTCTTCGAGGACCAGTCGCGTTGGATGGATCGGAGTCTTCATGTTCTTTACCCGTTAATGAGGTTCTATGGGGTTGCTGATCGGGGGTTATCTGACGTGTTACAAGGGCGTCAGCCGGCCCCGCCGTGGCGCTTGCTCACTCCGAGACGAGCCGTTCGCGCGCGCCCCGGCCAGGCCGGCTACAGCGGCCATACCGGCCCCGTCGGCGTCACCGCCACCGCGAAGAAAAAGCCCGCCAGATAGGCCAGGAACGCCAGCCCCAGGGCGGCGAAATAGCTTGTCCAGTTCATCGGCTCCCCCTCAGTTGATCGAGCGCGGCAAGCGGCTGGTATCAGGAACCACCGTCACCCGCACGGCGGCGCCGTTCGCGGCGGCGGGCGGCACGCTCGGCGCGGCGGCCTGAGCCGGCGGCGCATTGCCCAAGGCACTACGCCCGGCGCAGGCGGCATAGCCGGACCAACCGCCCTTGAAGCTCAGTTCCGCAGCGCAGTTGCCCCGCGGCACCACGGCATAGCCGGTGTCGGTCAGGTCGCGATCGGTGAGAGTGAATTCGCTGCCGTCCTGGCCCCGGACGGCGAACAGATAGGTGCGGCGCCCGGAGGCGGACAGCAGGGTCGCCTTGACGATGAAGTCGCGGCCGGCGAAGGGATGCCCTACAGGAGCAGCGCCCGGAACGCCTGGGTGCCCAGGTACATCATCAGCAGCATCAGGATCAGCCGCACCAGTAACACGCGCAGCACCCACAGCAGGACCGGCTTGAGCAGGCGCAGCAGTTCCAGCAGCAGGCGGCGATACAGGGTCGCCCATGAGCAGACGAGGTCCGCCGTCATAAACCACAGACCCAATAGCAAGGGCCGGAATTGCCATGAATAGAAGAATCTTAGGTTGTCTAAAAAGGCTCTTGCCGGCGATGGTGTCGGTGACGGAGCCGGTGGCTGTCGATTCATAGAGGGCGAAGGTCTCCTGGCGGATTTTCTTGATCTCGACGATCACGTCGCGGGCCGGCGGTTTGTTGTCCTGCGCCGAGTGCTGGCTTTCCTTGTAGCGGCCCCGAATGCCGATGACGGCGAGGTTGGAGTGCAGATAGGCCTTTTCCGCCGTCATGCGGATGTCGTCGCGGATATAGGCGATGTTCGGCGTGGTGAGGATGATGTCCCAGTTGAAATGCCGGTGCCGGGTCCAGGCATCCAGCCACCCCATGGGCCGCCCGGCTGCCTTGGCTGCTTCCGGGCCGTCCGGGAAGTCGAAGCGCTTGAGGTCGGCTTCGCGCCAGGACTTCAGAAAGATCAGTTGGGTTTCGTCGAAGATAATGAACGCGCCACGCGGCGCCCACATGAACCAGGTGCGCATCTTTTCCATGTCATCCAGGTCCTCGAGGTCGAGGTTGATGACGTCGCAGCTGGAGGGCGTCTCCGGCATCACTTGGAAGATCCGTTCGCGGGTCAGGCCGCGCACGTTGGTGATGATGACGCGGCCTTTCTTGATCGCGGGGATCAGGTCATCTTGGATCGCGCCGGAGGTCTTGTAGGAGCCGTTCGGGCCGTGATGAATCTTGATCGCCATATCACTTACCTATGAAGGGGATGAAGGACATGGAGAAGCGCGTGCCGATGGCGGCGAAGATCATGTTCACCGCGTCCGGCAGGCCGAAGAACGCCAGCAGCGAGCGCAGGTCGCCGTCCAGGGACGAGTAATAGGAGGTGATGGTCGAGCCGATACCGATGCCGCCGACGACTTCGCGGAACGCCTTGTAGCCGATTTCCGCGACGAACAATTGCATCTCGAACCAGCCCTTGATGGCCATCTTGGTCAGCAGGACAAAGGCGTCGGTGACGAAGTCATAGACGCCGCTGTAGAGGAAGTCCCAGAGGGATTGCATCCAGGCGAGAATGTCGGAGAGAAAGGGAATGTCCATGGCGTTTCCTCAGGAGCGATAGAAAACGATCCATCCGGCCAGGATCGCGGCGATGAACAGCACCACGTAGCGGATGACGGAGAGTTCTTGGGCGTACTGGGTGAGGCAGACGTCGTAGCGCTGGCCGAGGGCGGTAAAGTCCCAACACGGCAGGGAGCCGCCGCCGGTGCCCAGGTGAATATCGAACTTGGAAGCGAGGACGCTTTCGAACTTGCCTTGCAGTTCCTGGAAGTCCTTTTGCGCCTTGGCGATGGCGTCGTCGTATTCCTTGATGGTCTTGTCGAAGGAGCCTTGCTTCGGCTCTTTCAGGCCTCCCCCGCCGGAGCCGTCGCCGCCATCGCCACCGGTCCCGCCGCTGGAGCCGGACCCGTCGCCATCGCCGCCGCTACTGCCGTCACCGCCGGGCGTGGTGCCGCAGTCACTGCCAACATGGCCCTGACAGGGGTTGTTACCGCCACCGCCCCCACCGCCGCCGCCACTGGAGCCGTCATCGCCACCGCCGTTACCGGGCTTGGTGCCGCCATCGCTTCCACCGTCGCCGCCGGGCGGGTTGCTGCCACCGTCGCCCCCGGTGCCGCCGTCCCCACCCGGAGGCGGACCGTCGCCCGGGCCCACGTCGCAGCCGAAAGCACAGGAGCCCTTGGAGGTGAACCAGTTACCGGTGAACGAGCCGATGACCCGGCAGAAGGTTCCACCCGCTTCGCCCTCAGCGGGGCCGATACAACCATCAATCGAACTGACGGCGATCTCACAACCGAGGTAATTGATGAAGCGGGAAATCGGTGCTTGGTGGCCGCCTTTTTCATAGAGCGAGCCAGCCAGAATCTTGCACTTATTCTCCCGGCATTCGCCGGCACTGAGATCAAGCTCAGTTCCCTCAGGACACCTATCACCTTTCAAATAAACATCCGTATTAAAAAGAATCCAATCACCAGAACGAACCACACAATAGAAAACCTTGCCCGCCTCAGTTGGATTTGACGAAGGTTCCATAACAAAAACCCGACCAGGGTCCTTGGAAAAACTGCTGAAATAAAGATCACAGCCAGCCGTAGGGGATGAAACTTTCTTATTAAAATAACCCATGTACCAGTAATAATATTCGGCATGAGCTGCCGAACCAAATAACAACGTGATAATCAACAATATGAACCGAGGCATAAAAAAGGGGCCTTTCGGCCCCTCCTCCTGTCACTGATACTGGCCGATTTTCAATCCCGTCAGCAGCGCGGACGCCATGAATGCGCCCAGCATCAGGGACCAGATCACGTCAGGCCTTGCGCATCGCGCCGATGACCAGGGCGAGGCCGACCAGCACCGCCACGGCGGCGATCACCAACTTGGCCACGGACCCGCCATCAGTGCTGGCTTGCGCCAGAACCCCCTTGGTGGTTTCGTCGAGCAGCGATTCGGCGAAGGAGACGTTGGCCACGGCCAGGCCGGCGGTGGCGATGGAAGCGTTGCGGAACAGGGTTTTCATTTTTTCCATGATTGGAACCTCATTAATTGCGCGCTTTGCGCATGGCGGAAATGATCAAGCCAGCCCCCAAACCAACGGCGAACAGCCCGATGGTCCCGGCGAAGCCGAGGCGGAAGGCCGACGGGTCGAAACCACCCATCAGCAGAGTCAAATAGCCCTCTGCCTCAGGCGGCAGCAGGTAGGTCTGTATCCACTCAAGGTGCGTACAGCCAACCGTGCCGTCCGCGTTCTGGACCCAGGTCTTGCACACTTGAACCGATACAGAGCCTTCCATTCGTGCAGTCCTCAAACAGCCAGGGAGGCCGCTAGGCCGTCGATCCAGCCCCAGGCGTAGCCGGTGGCCAGACCTACCGCGAACAGCGAGAGATAGCGGAGCATCGCGGCCTCCTACGGCTTACGCCTTGGCGTCCGGAGACTTGTCTTGTTTGTCCTGGCCCTGCGGCTGCTGGGCCGGGCGCGGGGCTTGGACCTGTGCTTGCGGGCGGGCCGGGGCTTGGGCGGTCGGCGCCATCGGCTTGCCGCCCACGGCCAGCAGATCCACAAGCACCTGGGTATTGGTGATCCGGCCGAAACGGTCTTGGGTCGGGCGGACCACGCTGGCGAACTTGCAGAGCACCGGCTGGCCTTCGAAGACGATGGCGTCCAGCAGGGTCGGCTCGATGTTGTATTCGCTGATCTCGAAGCCCTTGGCGTTGCCACGGGCACCTTCCGGGATCGGGGCGATGGATTGGACCGAGGCGTAGATTTCCCCGGTCTTGGTCGAGGTATAGGTGTCGGTCTTGGTGACCCACAGTTCGACGACGCCGCCTTGGGTTGCAAACATGTTCATCGGTGTTTCTCCTTCAATTCGCCTTTTTCGGCGTGAGTTAGCCCGCTGCTGCAATTCGGCTCATATGCCGGTGATTCAGCGGAAGTGATTGCTTAGGAAAAGAAGAGCCTTTTTTACCGAGTTTCAGCGAGTTCTAGTGGAGCTATATCAACACAGATAAAGCGCCTAAAATCGTTTCTGAGGAAATATCAAGCTACTGAACTTATTGAGCAACAAAGTGCAGTAACGAGCATTTCGATTTTCGCCGAAATGAATAACTTTCAAGTCTGTTAACACCAAGGGCTCTGCCCTTGTCATCCCGCTCTTGCCGCCGAGGGCTCGGGAGCGCGGGGCGGAGAAGCTGCCCCACACTCCCAAGCGGAGGCTGTTTCAGGGGGGAGGTGTTCAAGGGTGCGCTCCGCCCGTGCTTCCGTTCGCCGGAACGGTGAAGCTGTTCCGACGAGCCGGGAGCGCGGCCCTTGACCGGATCGGCCACGGTGCGGGCGGCCTGGATCAGGCAGAGCAGGAGCAGCGCTTTCAGGGTGTCAGCGAGCATGGGTCAACCCTCCAGTTGAAATGCTTCGCGCACGGGCACGAAGGGCGTGGGTTTCCCGCTGTCGTACACAACGTGCCAGTACTTCGGCGGACGCCGGGACGGGTCGTGTTTCGCGCAGAAGGAACGGGGACGGCAGAGCCAGCGGCCATCTTCCAGATAGGGCAGCCCAGGGGGCCGGCAGTCCGGACACGGCGACGGGCTGTGCAATGGGATGGCCTGCTTTGCGGACCAGCACACAGAGCAGGCGCAGTCCGGGGCGTGGGTTTGGCGTAGGTAGTAGGGACTGGCGGCCATGGTTCATGCCCTCACCCCACGGATGCGGTACACCTGCCGAGCGCGTTCGCGGGTCAGGCCGAAGGAGCGGCGAGCTTCTTCTTCAGTCGGGAAGACAGCCACCAACTCTTCGACCCAGCGTTGGCATTCCACGCGGGAAATGCCCTGATGGACACGATGCCAGCGACGTTGCCGGGTCGGGCCGTGGAAGGTGCAAATCTCTACGAGGTACTTAGTCACCGTCGTAATCCCCCTGGCAGAAGATCGACTTGCCCCGGTCGAGGTCACGGCGAATACGGTGCAGGTTCACCACGCGGCGACGGCCAATCTTGGCAGTCGGGATCGTCTTGGTTTCCACCCAGCCCCGCACTACGTCTTCCGTGATGTCTTCCAGGCCCAGCATCTGCGCGAATACCGCCTGCGAGCAGAACGGCGCGGTGCGGAAGTCCGTGACCTTTTCCACAGCACCTGTGACGGTGAACCCCACTATTCCAGACTCTTCCATGGCTTTTGCCCTATAATCGGATCATTCAAAACCAATTCACTGAAATTATTTCAGTGATCTATTGAACAGAATGGTAGCCAAAGCGCACGTTCAGTGAAATAGTTTCAGAGAGTATTTTTATACCTTTATGGAATCAATACAGGGCAGAGCTAGAACCTTAATTGATAAGGCTGGCATAGACCGTTTGGTGCGCCATGGCGAAATCAGCCACTCCCGCTGGCAGAGTGTTCGCTATAAGGACATCCGGATGAGCACTGAGGAATTGGAGGTGCTACAGAGCCTTTTCCCTCAATACCGCCTGTGGCTCATCAGCGGAGAAGTGATGCCAGAAGCAGGGCAAATCAGCCCAGCATTTGAAGAAGCCGATCGAAACTTGGCCGGACAAGACGCGGGATAGAGATTACTCAGACAGTAGCTAGGCGCTGGTTTGCCCGAGAGAAATCCGCCAAATAAGATTGAAGCAAGCGAAGCAGATCAATCCCACAAGAAACGTATTAGATGACCTGCATGACCTAAAACAGACGTCCACTTTTCAGAATTATCTTATTGGAGTCAGGTACAGTAAGCATTGAACCAGGCCTAGGTTTAATCGAGCATATAAAATCATGCACTATGCTCTCACTCACCTGCACCCACTCCGCATTTAGAAAACCACCAATAATCACAGCCTAAAACTTAAGAATATTAAAAAGAAACATTAAGCATCGTCTTAAGATCAATCCCGGCAGAATCAAGGCAAAATTTATTGAACTTATATTGCATATACGCGGACATCTCATCCTCATGCGTGGACAATATTATCTGCCTATCCGAAAACTCATTTCTAAGGATATCAATAAATCCAGCAATGTTAATGTCATCCAAGGTCTGCACAGGATCGTCAATTAGCAATATTGTATTTTTTGCGTATCTTTTATTTAAAGCAAGAGCAAATGATAAGACCAAGGATGCTAACTGACCGGAACTCATAGAGAATATGACATCGTAGCGCTTTAAAGGGTGTTCTTTAAAGTGCAATGCCTTTCCATCAGTCTCAATAAATATGCCAAGCCCATTTTGAAAGTTCTGCAGCAGGCGACCAGAATATATATGAAAAAGAATCTCAATTCCTTTTGCCGTCGACATTACATACGCGTTTAAATTTTCAGAGTATATATCTCTTAATTTAGCTAGAGCTTTCTCTAGGTACGTGGCCTTCCTTATTATTTCATCTGCCGCAGAAATTGCCCTCTCCTTATCCTTAATTTCCTCGTAAACCTCCCGCTGATAAACCCTGGACAAATACTTCCGCTTTCTCTCGATAGACTCCAAACTAACTAACATTAAAGCACTATCATTAGAAGAAAACACTTGTGAAAATAGCTCCTCAAACTCTTCAGAGACAACCTCATAGTTAACAGGCCTGAATAGTGACGCCACCGCCTGCAAAAGATCGTCTACCTTAAGCTCCTCATCCAGCTTAAAGCCTCGATAGTAATAATCTTTTAACTCAATCCCATGCTCAGCATAATGTATAGAAATCTTTGAAAGATAGGCAATCTGCTCAACGGTCAGATCACATATCGCTTGCTTATAGTCGACAAAGTCCTCCTCAGCAGAAACAAACATTGACGCAGTGGAGCGGAGAGAATCCAAAACATCTTTCTCGAAGGACTCTACGGCAATCTTCAAGGCTAGTCCATTAGACTCCAAGAGCGCTACTAATGCCGTTTTTTGAGAATCGAACTGCGCCAAAAGATGATCTCTACTTTCCCACTCATAACCACATGCAGGACAAAGCGCATCACCAAGCTTTGAGTGATCCATGTGATCTGAAAGATAGGATTTTAAAAAATTCTCACGGGCACTTACGAGCCCATTCAGAGCGACTGCCAATCGGTCAGAGTTTGCAACCAGTAGACCTAACTCCTTTAACCTCTGCTGGAGCAACGAGAACTCGATACTGAACCCAAGTCTCTCAAATATATCTTGCTCAATAGCTGAAAATTTCGAGAGATACACACTCATTCCCTGAGCATAAGCATCAAGAAATTCCACACAAAAATCATAATTCTCTATATCTTCTTGATACTTTTCGATACGAGACAGCCGATTCCCGAACAGCAGAAGGTTCTGAACAGCTTCTTTTTTGGGGCTAAGTGTTTTTTCTAGTCTTTTATTATATCTTAAGTTAAGAAAATCCTGTGCATTGCGTCTAAAATCAGAAATCTTACTAAGTATACCTTCGCTACTAATCCAACTAGAAATAACAGAAGAGGTTGCCGAAATATCTGCCAGATCCCAAGGTTGCTGAGTAACTTCAACTAATCGTTCATAATTTACTGCCGAAATATCCAAAGGCTCGCCACTAACTGATTGACGGAGTTTAAACAACTCATCTTTCAATTTCTCCAACGCAGCCTTCTGTGCCGGATTCTTCAGGACCGCCAGCTGGCTCTTAACAGCCTCAATCCGCTCCAATCTCTGTCTATAATCACCAACGTCGAATAAATGATCTATTTTCTGTTGCTTTGTTACCGCCTTACTTTTCAGAACTGCGGTATTATCCTCTTGCTCAACATAGTGAAACAGCTTGTAATTTCGCTGATATTCATCTCCAAGCAAGTCTCGCAGATATGATTGCTCGTCCTTAACCAAAGCACCTTGGTCGCTTAAACTTGATGCCTCGTAAAGTTTAAACTTAGAAAATCCTAACCCTCTATCCTTATCTAAATCATTCTTCCTAACTGATCGTCTTAAAAAGACTATACCACTAGAAGTTTCTATCTCTGCGCTGATAGATATCTCAGCCCCATCATCAGCATCCTCATAAACTATCGGACTACCGAATGCTACTGACCTTTTATCCATCGTTGCCTCTAAGTTTCTGTACCGAGATATATCTCCGGTGAGCAGTAACTCAAGAGCATCAAAAAATGAGGTTTTCCCAAAGCCATTCGGTCCATCAAGGACAGTTAGGTTCTTTGAGCCAATATTGAAAACCTGAAATCGAAATGCCTTAAAATTCCTCAGAGCAACCTTATTTATAATTAACTTCATAACCTGCCTCGGCGATAGCATCTACCAAATCAGCCAGTGTCTTTACCGGGCTATCTGTTAGATCCATATTTAGAACGAAGGACTCTATAAATGAAAGAAGTTCCGGCTGCCTTGTACCAAGAACTCTTTGGGTATGTTTTGAGTGCAGTCCCTCAATGTCGACTGGAGTACCGTCTCCAATATCAATAAAGCTAAGTTTTATAACAATTCTATAGAGCAGTTCATTCCAACTCTCCAACCCAATCATCTCCTTATAGCGAGAGAAGGTGTCAGGATCATTTATCAGAACACTCAATATATCGCCCAGGCTCTCAAAACCAATTCTCGCCTTCAGATTATTAAGCTCAGAGGGGGTGTAATATAGAACATGCTTCTTAAAGAAAAATAAATCTTCCTCGACAGCATGCACTTCCGACACAACATCGGAATTAATCACTGGAACACACCAAAGGCAAATTAGATTAGTATTTTTATTTACTGCTGCATGGTGGCCCAAACCAGTGCACTGTTCGAATAGCTCTGCCTGCATTTCCAATACATTCTTGGGTGACGACTCGACCAGCAGCCAATATACTTTCTTCTCCGACTCAAGGGGAGAGTAGAGATCGAACTCGGGCGACAGCCTAGAATAGCCGTAATCCGTAAAAAGGCCTTTTATAACTTCTTTCATTTCCTTATCCCACCGGGAATCTTAGACAATGATACAAGCCCCACCTTCTTAAATTTATTAAATTTATCATGGCTTTGATCAATGAGACTTCGCACCCCGACAGCGACCGAATAAATTGACTCTACATCTATATCAGTAGTAATTAAAAGCCCGCTTTCATACAGAAAATCCACATCATACTTCACAGCGCCATCTACAATCTTTTTACAAATAGATGCTGCATTGGACGGGCCTGAGCTAATTGAAGTTGGAAAGTACGACACCCCTCCATCTGCCCAGCTAAACCGGGCCCCTCTGACATCAGAGTTATATGTTGCCTCAATCAGCTCTGAGAACAACCTAAACAGCCCCATTTTCATGCCATCTGAATTTATTGTCTCATCCTTATACTCTCGAATACTGCCGAACTTGGCTTTTTTGTCCGGAGCCACAGACAGGATAAAGTCCTTCAGTTCATTAACATCCAGCAAATTGATTTTCGCCAGATATCTATCTAGCTTACAGATATCATCATGGTCTAAGTCACACTCCTCACAGAACTCAGAGAAATAAACGCCAATATTCTTCTTGATCTCCATACCAAAGAAATTCTCATCAAGAAGATCATCAATTATTTCTTTCTCCAAAATTTCAAAGAATTCAGAAAATCCAATCAACTCATTAAAGGCTGTGATTCGCTGTAACACACCTACCGAGTCCTGAATAGTCGCATGCATTTTCATGACTCTCTTTACAATAACATCTTCTAATAGCCCTCTAATTAAGCAAAGATGGTCTTTAGTCCCTGTATAGACTTGAGCACCGTGGAGATGCTTGTAGAAATCTGCGATTTGAAGCTCTAACAACTCATCCACTTCATTAAGTGCACAAAAATCTTGCTCAGCACCCCCTACCTTGTACTTATAAAACTGGACCGATCCGAATTTTTCCGCATAGTCAGGAGGAAGATTCACGGACCTGGAAACATGGAAATAGGCTTTACTCCCAGGATGTTCCTTTGCCTTTAATATCTGACCCTCAACCGCACCAGAGTAGGCTGAAAAATACTCGCTCTTATATGCTTTTACTTGATGAAGAGACACCACACCAACATCGGATAATATTGAGAAATCGTCAATACTATCAAGTTGCAAAGTTAAATCCGCACATTCCTTTCCTTTTTCTAGAATGGCATTTAGGCAACAGTAAAGCGCTATTTTACCTTGATAGACATACCCACCCCAGATAGGAATAGCTGTGTGGGGGTGATTATTCTCAAATCCTTCGCCTGACATTCTATAATTCCAGTTTGGAATAAATTACTTAAAAATTAGATCTTAAAAACCAACTCTTCCTGACAGCAACTCAATTTTGAAAGTTGTACAGGGGCACGGATTGCGCCGCATGGAAGAACCATATAATCCATTTTCTAGCATTACCCCGTCGGACTAAACGAGCTTTCCGCTGTGCAGTAGTGCTCTTTCATCTGATAGCTCCAATCCGAGCGATCTTTACCAGCACGAGCGGTCCAAGCGCGGCATTGCTCACGAAAGTTTACCTTTGCGCCTTTTCGGCACTCCCGGTATTCAACGGAGCCCCATCCTTGATTCCGGCAGACAGATCCACCGTCAATGACGTTGTTAACAACAACCCACTCCGCCAGATAGCCGCTGCCGCCACCCCAGCTCTTTATCCACTGCGAATCACGTTCTTGGGTGTAATTTTGAACACTACTCTGCCGAGCTATACGCTGGTCCCGCTCAGCCTGAAACTGAGCTAGGTATTCTTGAGAAACCATGCCCTGGGGCTCAGACGCTTTCTGCGGAGCACGAACGCGCGGCAGCTCGCCACCGTTCTGGCAACGAATCACGTTTTCGTCGATGGCATTGCCACCATTCAGGCAATCGCGCAATGAACGACGACTGGGGGCTTCGGACGCGGTTGAGCGATGGGCTACTTCAGAAGGAGGTGCCGGAAGGTCCTGAAGATCTTTGGCAATCGGAATGCTCTCTTCGACGGGCGCAGGGACCAAGAGACGATCTACGAACGAACGGAGCAAAGGCCAAGTCAGCGTAAGGACGGTAAGAAGCACCATGCCGCCAAACAAGTACAGAGCGTTCCAACGGAAGGTCCTAGGCCGCTTCCGGCCCCTTCCCTCTCGCTGACGTTCACTACTCTCGCGACGCATCCATTCGCGATCATCCAGTCCCATAGTCCTTCCCTGCGTGTATCCGTACATGGCATGTGGCCATATCAAAGCTAGCGCGAGACGCTGGTACCCGTAAAGCCTCTAGGGTGACTACATAAGGCCAGTTGTCAGAAACAGCAGGGTGAAATGAGGCTTTACCGCCTCTGAAAGGCCCGATTTACAGGGCTTTGGAGTAATTCAGGGAGCCTCTCATGCG